TTTTGATACATCATTTCGTTTAAGTACAGATTGTTATCATGTTTCCAAACTTCTATTACTGCTGTTGGATCTTGTGAGTAACCAAAGTCTAATCCAATTCCAATTAACTTTGCAGTCTCAATAGGAATATCGTCTATCTCGTGATATTGGTAGATGACGTCTTTGCTTGTACCTCTTTCACCAAGACCATAAATGCGCCAATAATCTGGGTCTGTAAACTGTAACTTCTCAATCTCTTCTATAATTGATTGCTCTAAGAATGTGTTGTCTTTATACGTTGACTTAATAAAATCTACTTCGCTAGCTCTGTTGTCTATCATATCGTAAATCCAAGATTGGTTGTCACTTGGGTTATAGTCAATGAATACTTGCATAGTAGTTCTTACTTGCAATTGGAATATGTCTTCAAAGATTAATTCGTTTGCCTCGTTGATGAATAGGATATCTCTCTTTGATCCTCTATATTTTACCGCATTATCTATAGAGAAGAATTCAAAGGTGCTGCCATTCAGCTCGTATACGTTATCTGTCTTATTATGGGCCATTTCATCGTACAGGTCCATAGTTTCCAAGATATGGATAAAGTCTCTTAACACTGACTTCTTTAAAGCTGGTAGAGTTTTTCTTACTATGGAAATGGTTAGTGGAGTTTCAGAGCTTAATGCCTTTACTATCAAAACTTGCAGAATAGAGTAAGTTTTGCTACTTCTAGTGGCTCCTTGATTTACAACAAAACGTTTAGTGGCTGCCCAATTCCTTTCGAATACTGGAGTAGCTTCTAATTTTAATTCTCTATTCACTAGGTTTCTGCTTTACTTCTATGGTTATCTTGTCTATTGTGCCTTCTGCTACGTCTATCTTTGTATCTATTGCTCTAAGTTTTGGAGTCGTGTATTCCAATAGTCTTAAATATAGTTCTATGTATTTGCCTGGATTCTCTTCTCTTACAGATTCAAATGCAGTATCCAAATGATGGAACTTCTGATCTGTTAGCTTTGCTATCGTAGCTCTAATCTTTTCGTTGGTCTTATTTAAAGATCCAACTTTTCTTCCGCCTAATTTATTGCCTTCTTGAAATGCCATGATAAACGTGTTATTTAATCGTGTATATAGATTTATAACTGCTTATTTGGATTTCGCTCTTCTGCGTTCCCTTATGTGGGATATTAGGATACCAGAAATTAAGGGAAACAGAATTGCATTTATCATATTAAGCTGTGTATTCGGTGAAGTCCTTTGGTTTAACGAAGTCATCAAAACTGGCTTTGAAAGTATCTCCATCTTTAGCGTAAGGTCGGTCTTCTTTATTGTTTAACCAACTATCTATTGCTACTTCGTATACATGAGCTACAGATACTTGCCAATTTGTCCATTGATAGATCATATCTACTGCGTTCTTGTCTACTAAAAAGATATCTACCATCTTAGATCCATCGAACTCCATATCGTGCTTCTCTAAATTTTCTAGGTATAATGCTTTTAACTCTATCTTATTATTTGGTAACTTATGCATTATTTCTGCTCCTCTCTTTTCATTCTTATGTTGAATTAGCATTACGTACCTTTTTATACTCTCTTTCTGTTCTTGTGGTGTTATTTCCACTATTTCGTTATTTTCCATGTTTAATTTTAAAGTATAACAAATCCATGTTTAATTGCTTAATAATCTTATCTATGTTTTCTGCTTCTACAGCGTTGTTCTGTGATCTCTTAACTCTTTCTAATGTATCTATTGTATCTTTGATTTTGTCTGAATCATGCAGTCCTGGTGCGTATCCAGACTTATCTAACTGATCTTCTTGCTTTAATTTGTAATAAGCGTGTAAAACATCTGACCATTCTTGTGGTAATTGTGGCCAAAGCATTGCTCTTTTAGTTCCTTCTTCTTGGTGTTCTTTGGATTGTTTATACCATCTGTTATCCCATGCCTCATCGCTATTCGGATTTGGAGCTGGAGTTGGTGCTAATGTTGGTGTAGGTTGTGGAGTTTTGTATTGTTGTACGCAATCTCCTACTACTGGTGGTGTTACTAACATATTATTTGTTTTCGTTTAATTTTTGTAATCTTCTTGCTGCTCTTTTTATTTTAGACTTAGCTAATGTATTAGTTCTATAGTTGTTCTCATCATTATTCATAAAATGTTGGTAGATCATTGCTCTATCTCCAGATATTTCTTGTTGGAATTCTTTTAAGCTTCTTTCTCTTACTAATTCTTTTCTCCAACCTTTGTGATGAGTACATTGCCATCCAGTAGTGATAGAATATCCTCTTACCATTTGATTAATACCTGACATTAATAAACTATCTTGTTCACCATATTTGTAAAATAGTTCTCTAGGTGTTCCAACTAATATTCTACCATCATCGTTTGTAAATTTGTATATGTTACAGTCTACTTTGCCTCTAGTTTTAAATTGTGTACCAGTATCAAACTTGTGTAACTGATTTGCTGTAAAAGAGCAATACTCTAGATTTTCTATATTTGTATTTTCTTTATTGGCATCTTTATGATTTACACTAATGTTATCGTAAGTTCTACCTTCTGGTAATGTTAAGAAAGTATGAGCCATTAAGGTATGTACAAATCTGTTGTAAGTTTTAAGCTTTACTCTTATTCTAACACAAGGATATCCCCATGGATTTAATCTTTGTGTAAGCTCTCTTTGGTTTTTATACCATATACTTCTAATCTTTCCAGACTTAGTTATCTCATATGCTATTGGTTCTCCTTTATAATAAGCTTGATACCATTCTTCGTTATTCATATTAATGCATTTGTGGTTCAGGACCTTCTGGTAATACTAATTCAGCATATACTGCAGCTAAATGTTGTACTAATGTTTCTAAGTCTTCAGCTGGAAGTTCTAAGTACAATGGTCTAAATTCTTGTGTTGGAGAACTAAGAGTTAATATAACTGATTCTTCCAGAAAATTACTGGATATAGTTAATTGACATTCTTCATCTTTACTTAAGTAAGTAGTTGTTTGTTTTACTGGCATTTTTATTTATTTTTTGTTTTATTTTTCATAGTTGTTTTATATAAAGGGTTTATTAATTCAGAGTTCTAATGCGATCAGCTGTTTAAACTAATTCGTTCCATTGTACTTAACGTCTCTTACTGTTCTAGAAGTCTACTAACATACTCAGGCAGTTTCTGAGCCAAAAATAGGTATCGCACCCAGCACCATTTCTAAGAAGCTTCGTCTTTCTAATGGGAATAAGTTACTTAGTCTTATTCATACACGATCTAGATCGGTTTCACTCTGTTATACCGCAGAGTAGGGATTGTTCGGTTGTTATTTTATATTAATAAATATATTAAAAATAATTTAAAATATAACTTTATTCTTTCAAGTGCAATAAACTATTCTACTCATAAAAAAGCCCCGTATAGAAATACAGGGCGTGTTTGTCAAAAATCAAATGAAATAATATAAATCCAATATACTACATATATTCCAAATCAGGAACTTCTTCTTTTAAGTGGCTCAATCTTCCTTTACCTCTAGCATTTCCAGTATACATTTCTTTGTGTAGATTCAAATCTACTATTTGTTCCCAAGTTATATGTGCGAGTTCAGGTTTATGTGCTCTAAGCCAACTGTAAACTTTGCCTCTATATTTGTCTTTATTGTTTTGTTGGCAACTATCAACTATTTCTTGGTACCTCGTTTCTGAGAACTCCCAGTTGCGGTACTTGCCGACTTTGCACTTTTTGTAGATTGCGTCTTTTTCTTCTTCTGTGTACTTTGGTTTTCTACCTGCTTTAACCCATTCTCTGTACTCTCTATACCATACTTCGATTCCTCTGAAGTCAGAAGGCTCCATTTTAAACGCCATAACTTTATTAGTTCTTTTATTTTATTATACAGTTTCTTCATCTTGTTCAGTTTTATCTTCTACAGCCACAGTCTCTTTTACTTTCTTGCTCTTTTTTTTTGCGGCTTCTAATTCTATTTGTTGAGCTTCTACTACTTCAACTACTGCTGAAGGTTCTGATTGTAATGCTTCGTTTACTGCATCTGTTACCTCTTTAATCATGTCAATCCAAGTTTTTGGTGAACATGTACAAGGCATCTGAGCAAAAGCACCTGGTCTAAATTCATTGTTAAAGTAATCAAAGAATGGTTGAACCATATTTCCTGGAATAGTTCTGTTTCTTTCTATTTCGTCTAAGAATACAGACTTAATTTGTTTTGCTTTGTCAAGTGTTAGCTTCATCTTTTTCTATTTTAATTATAACGTAATCTTTTAATATTGCTTTTACTAAGTCTTTAGTGACTTCTATTCTCTCTTGGTCACTAGTAAGAAAATGGATGGCCGCTTTTCTTGCGATCAACCCACTCAGATCCTCTAGTTCCTGTTGATTCAGTATCTGTTGCATCGAAATCTAATTTAATTGGTGATGGGTTACAACCCATTATCTTGTTTAAAAATGCTTTTCTTTCGTCACAACCGCAGGATTTGAATCCTAATTTATGGGCAATCCATGTTGCCATGTCTTTACCACGACCAAAGGTAACTAATTCAATAGCACCTTCTACCATGTTTCCTAATTTAATAATACAAATTTTCATCTTGAGCTCTTGTTTTAATTAATGTTTTTGTTTTCCTTAGTGAAGTAAAGATAGCATTCTTGCTGATCTTTGTTGCTTCGTGTAGTGATTGTATTGAGTGATCCTCTTCGATGTAAGTAACAAAAAGCTTAGAATCGAACCAATGTAACTCATCGTTTAAGGCCTCATCTACTAATTGTAACAGTCTTTCAGTGTTCTCGTCTCTATGGATATCGTATTCTTCGTCTGCCTTAGATTCTATAAGGTCTTCTTTCAAAGCTGTCTTATTAAGCTTCTGTGCAGCTTTTACGTTGTTTAAGAATTTAGATTTGATTATTTTGTATAGATAGAATAGATTTAAGTCCGTTGTATTGTAGACTATTTTTTCTAAATTTTCCATCTCTAGAAGCTGTAAGTATACATCCTGAATTAGGTTTTCTGCTTCTTCTTGATCTTGTGTAAGGTTATATGCGCATGCAATTAACCAACTATGGTGCTTGTTATATACAAGCTCTACTCGTTGTGCGTTTGTCATTTATATTGTAATCCATGTCATTGGTATATATAAATATTCTAAATCTTAAGCGAATAAGTTTTAAGTACTCACTTAGTGTATATATGTATATATTTCAAATTAATTTAGTATATTAGTAATCTAATCAAAAATAATCATTATGAAAAATCAAAAAATGTCGTACATCTTAGAAACTTTCTACCAATTAGACGAAGGCATAGATCAACAATTAGACAATAGTATCAAAGAAGAGGTACCAAAGTATATAACAAAATGGTACAACACAACATGTAAATGGGCTTATCAAGAGTTTACATTTGGTGGAGAAGACTGTGACTATAGACTTATTGGATTCGAATTAGGTAGAGATACTTCTGAAATAGAACAATTAGGCATCATAAACGATATAAAACTAATGTCTGACTTTGTTGTTATGGTAAGATTTCACGAATATCCAAATGATTAATTATGAAAACAATCTATACAGTATATCAACTAAACGAGAAGGTTAATAAGTTGGGTAATCCTTATATAGGAATGACTGAAAGAACACTAGATATGAGAGCTAGAAACTGGAAAAGTAAATTAAAACTTGATTATTTCCCAGTACTAATTCCATTGCACACTGAAACAGATGGTCAAAGATGCTTTAATTGGGAACAAAATAAAAGGGTTGAATTAGGTTGGCCTCGAGAAAAAAGTTATAGAGGACAAAAAAGCATGCGATCAAAAGCACATGAATCTAATAAAACAAAAATAGCAGTAAAAGAAAATATAAAATTAGCTGTAGTGGCTTCTTTAAAATCAGAAGTTAGAAAAGAGGTAAATAGAAAAGTAGGGAAAAATAACGTAGAATCTGGTCAATTACAGGAGATATCAAGTTTAGGCGGTAAAAAATGTTTAGAACTAAAAAAAGGAATACACGCTTTTAGTAAAGAACAAAGAGTAAACACTTCTTCAAAAGGTGGAAAAATAGGGGGGATAATAGCTATGCAATCTGAAAATAATATGAATAAACAAAAAAGAAAGTGTATATATTGCGGATTTGAAACTACTCCTGGAAATATAGGTAGACATCACAATCAAAATTGTAGGTTTAAGCCAACAAATGATAATACTCTTTAAAATGCTTTATTCTATCTTGTAATCCGATAGTTCCACCATTTACTCTTTTTGTAATCTTGGTAACTACTGCATCTGTTGCTCCTTCATCTGCCATTATATGCAATTTATTCTTGCTAAAAAACCAAGCTGCTGATTGTAGTGCGTAAGTAGTTGCAACTAATGTAGGATCTGTATCTACTGATAAGTTTATCGATTTAAAAAAAGCTTGGTAGTTGTCTTTACCCGTTAATTGAATATAACCTCTACCGCAATACTTAGCTCCATCTCCAGTTGATTCTGCACCATTACCCATTCTGTTTCCATATACCTTATTAGCAATCTTTTCTGGCTTTCTTTCGTAAGGTAATGCTGATTCTAATGTAGGAAAGTACTTCTTAAATATCCCATTCAAACCTTTAGCTGAGTAGTTAAGATTCTCCTTTGTTAATCTGAATCCTCCACTTTCGTGTCCGCATTGCGCCAAGAAATGAGCCAATCTGATTGGTGTGTTTATTTGAAATGCGTATACTGCTGAAATTTGCTCTATTACCTTTTCTGGTATGTGTCCTTTTAATTTATCTAGATTCATTATTATACATTTACTTCAACATCGAACCCGTCCAATTGAGCTGCTGCAACTCCATCGTCGATGAACCCCGCTCCATCCTCATTACGCTGATATCCATTAACAAATTTTCCATAGTCGATTGCTTTAACTGCAAAATCTCCACCACCAATAGGAACAGCTGTAATTGAATTTAATAAAGCTCCAGTTTGTATGTTATCTCTAAATTCTATTTCGTCTCTTATAGCCATCGCTGCTGCTTCTGCACTATCTCTATCTTGTGCAATCGCTACTATGTCTTTAGATCTACGACCTAATTCCACACTCATTCGAGAAAATACTGACTTAGTTGTATTATGCCACATATTTTGCTATTAAGTCTAAATGACCTTGCATAAAAGATACATTGTGCACCATATTAACATCTTCGTCTATTTCGTGCATTATATCGTAAAAGTCTTCTACCAATATTGAAGCAGTTATTAATTGCTCTTGAGTTGCTGACTCTTTTTCTAATACGTCCTTTTCAATTTGGAATATATTATCGGCAACTTGTGCAGCAGATCTAACCATACCGTAAGTATCATCTTCTAAAGGCATTGTTATTAAGTGATTAAATAACTCTATTGCGCCTGGACAGATTTCAAAGTTTTTAGTTGGGTAACCAAATACATCTATATTAGGAGACTGTACTTGTAATTTTACTGGAACGCAGTTAGGTACCATTTTACCATCTAATTCTTTCATTCCAATTGCTTCGTATCCTTCCCAACATGCTCCTTCTAATCCTTCTCCTTCAGCTAAATTAATATCAGCTAACTTTTGTTTTCTTCTTGTTCTCTTAGTTGGGCCTCCAAATTGTCCAGAATAACTAGAAGAGATTGAAGTTGTTGTGCCTTCTAATTCTATTTCACCTAATTCTTTTAATTTAGACTTACTCCATTCAAGAGCGGATTTTCCACCCCATAATAAGAATGATATTGTTCCGCATGCATTTGGATCAGACTCGTTATAAAACGATTCAGCTCTAGATAAGTAGGAGTACATGCGCTTGATGGTTTCGAGTGATATATCTTTACGCTGAGCAAGTTGTTGAGCGCGTAATTTACCCACAGCTGTTGCACACTTGTTATCGTTTTTTTCGTTTGCATCTATTCCTTTTTGAGCGTTGTTAGAAACTGATTCTGGATAGTCATTATAACTTTGTAATTCAATTTCTTTACCCATTAACACTGCTTTTATCTTTTCTAAAGTTTCTTTTGCAAAAGCTTTATCGAATTGATACTCGCTAGCACTTAACTTAGCTAATTGTCTTTCGCTATAAGGCAAGTCGTAAGGTGCGTTATTAATATTGTGTGGGTATTGTGTATTGTTAGGATAGCCTTGACTTGAACTTGTAGATGGTACATCAGGAACTCCCCATTCAGCTTCAACTAAATCGTGACCAAACATTCCTTCTAGTGAGAATCCTTTAACTTTACCAGTTTTTACGTAGTTTTCCCAAACATCATCGTTGTTGATTTTCATCATCGCCATCCAAGTGCCTTTAGGAAATTTCATTCCATACACATTAGACTTATCTTTTTCTGGGTCTACTATAATCCAAGACTCTACCACAGAAACGTCTGGGATCTGCTTGGCTGTGTGCTCTATAGTTGCATTATTATTCTTCTGATTCTGTAAGAATAGCTGAGCAGCACGCTCTACAACATCAGGGGTAAACAAAATAGAGTACTCTTCGCCTGTTTCTTCGTCAATACGAGGAATCTCTTTGTTTGGAATCAATACTGGACCAAGAAGAATACGCTTTTCTTTATCTACTTCAGCCAATTTAACCATTTGGTGCTCTTTGCTCATGTAAACGAACAGAGACTCAATTGCTGGTTCAGATACTAATGAAATAGCGAATACACCATTTTCTAATGATTCGTCAATCTCCATTTTGTATAGCTTTCTTTTCTTTAGTCTTTTCTTATTTGGTATCATAGTATTATAATGTGTAATTAAGCATTTATTTTGTTATCCTGGCATTTTAGCGGCCAATGAAACTCTTCTGTCCAATTGTTGTTGTGTAGATACTTGACTACCTACAACGTAAGTTTGTATTGGTCTATCATTGCCTGAAACAGCTTGTCCAACTGCATTTCCAGTAGCTTGAGCTTGTGCAGCAGTTGTAGAAACAGCAGATCCTATATTTGGAGTGGCTGCAGTTTTATTCATAACATAATTAGGATCTATAGCTATATTTGGACTAGTATTAACTTTTATTTTAGGATCTATAGAAACTTTAGGTTGTAAAGTAGTAGATTGCATTTGTGATGCATTTTTATTTACTATATTACTAATGCCGCCTTCTGCAGAAACAGTTGACTTTTCTTGTTTTGGAGCTTTTGGTTGCTCTGGAGGTGTCATAGTCAGTTTAGGAGCAGCAGTAGCAGTACTTGTACCACCAGCAGTTCCACCTTCGTAAGTAGAAGCTTTAATTTTTGCAACGTTAGCCAATCCAGCAACAATTGCCGCTGCCGCAGCGATAGCAGCTAAAGCAGGTCCTACAAATGGAATAGGCGCCATGGCAGCGAATGCAGATACCGCTGATTGGAATGTATTAATATATGCTAAAGCAATTTGAGCTTTCTTATTCTTCTCAAAGTACTTCTTTTTAATCTCTTCTTTTTTAGCTTCGTCTTCACCAGCATCTTTTAATTCTTTTGCCATTCTTGCTTCATTCACAGCAAGTACAGCATTAGCTACGCCTTTAGCTGCTTCTAAACCTTTAGAAACTTGTTCTGCAATGAATATAGCCTCTTGTAAAGCTTGATCTTTTCTTAGCTTAGTATACTTTTCATTGATAGCAGTTCTAGCTGCATCTGCTCTTTCTTGCTCAGCAATTGTTGCATCTGCAGAAACTTTAATAGCATTTAACTCTTGTGCTTGTGAAGCATCTAATATTGCTTTTCTGTTATCGTTGTAAGCTCTAGTACCTCTAATTAAATTTTGACCTTGAATATCTAATAACTGAAGTAAATCGCTATAGTGTTTTGCAGTTTCATCTTTCTCCTCTTGGAATCTTTTTTCTCTTCTCTCTTTTTGTTTAACCTCAGTAGCAACATCAAATTGTCGTAATATTTCTGCTTGTCTCTCAACACTTTCTTTTTGGAAACTTTCATTTTCAGTTATAGCAATTTTTTCTCTTCTTCTTTTTTCTACAAACTCTTCGTCTTCTCTAATTTTATTGTCTTGAATTGCCGCAATACGAATGTCTTCTTGTAAATTCAAGTAATCTTCAAGATTTTTATTCTCGTCTTCTCTTAATTTTTTTCTTTTATCGGCTTCATTTGCTACATCTTTAGTTCTAGCTGCGTCTAAATTAATTAACGCAGTTTGATAATTAGTATACTCATTAGTATCTTTGTTGTATTGAGATTGTAATTGTAATAAATTCTTTTGATCTAATTCATATTTCTTTTTAGAATACAATTCTTCTACAGCTAGCTTTCCTTTTTCTGTAGTTTCTTTAGATAAAGCCTCTTGTTTTAATTTTTCAAGTTTAGCTTCGTCTAACTTATCTTCTGCAGACATTCTAGCTATCTTAGCACTGAATGCTTTCTCTGCAGCAGCAGTAGATTTATCGTAAGCAGTTTTATCTGCGTCTGCTTTTAATTTATTTCTTTCTGCATCTGCATCAAGTATAGCTTTGTTTTTAGTTAATGCAGCATCTCTTCTTCTTTGTCTTTTCTCCTCATCAGAATCGTTACTATCATTAATTTCTTTAAGTTTAGCGTTGTATGCTCCATCAGCAGCTATTTTCTTTTTAGTAAACTCATCGTACTTATAGCCTTGTTCATCTAAAATTCTCTTTATTTTTTCAGCATTCTTTTCAGCTACTCTAGCTGCTTGATCGTTAGCTAATTCTTTTTGATATGCTGCATAGTTACCAGTAGCATCAGCAACTGCGGAGCTTACAAATGCTATTACTTTAGCGAATCCTTCAAAGATTGGTATTGCTATAGCACTAACCACTTTAACTACTTGCTGTATAATATTACCAAATGCGTCTGTAATCTTGTTCAATACAGCCATTCCCTCTTTTGTTTGAGTTAATGCTTTGTACATTCCAAATAATACAGCTCCAATTGCAGCTATTGCAGCAACTATTGGGTTAGCAATCAAGAATTTGAATGCGTCGTCTATACCTTTGATAGCTTTACCAACCATTCCAGCTGGTCCAGGTACTGTAGCTAAAGCGTCTTCAAACTTTTTAGATTGAGTAGTAGTCTTTTCAAATTGATCTTGTAACTGATCTAACTCTTCTTTTAATGTATTGAATGCTTGAGTATCACCAGCTTCTGCAGCTTGTTGTAAAGCAACCTTAGTCTGACGTATTCTTGTTTGTAATTTTACAAATTTACCCTCAGCCTCTTCAGTGTTTACATCGATGTCTATCTCAACATCTTGTGGTGTGCTAAGTGTATTGAATAGCTCTTTTGATTTGATATTTAATTTATCTAAGTCAGCACTAGCATTTTTGTATGCAGCGTTAAGCGTAGACCACTCTTTAGTACCTTCTGGCACTTTCTTAAGAGCAGCTTCTAAAGTTTTAACCTTATCAACAAGACTTAATGTTTCCTCACCAGCAATTTGTACCGAGTTGGAGTCTACGTCTATTTTGACTTTAATATTTTTAGCCATTTGAATCTATTCTTTTTTAATTTATACTTGCCTCTTGCTATTGCTATTCTTTCGGTCTCGTACTTTTTGTCTTTTGGTAATTCTTGCAAAACTTTTATTATGCTTTCTATATCAATGTTAAATTCTAGCATTATACGAATCTTTTACTGTTAACTATATAAACTGTTCCTCCTTGTGTTACAAAAGAAAGTAAGTCTGTAGCGCTTGCTCCTGAACTTGCAGCGTATGCAGATCCAGAAACTTGTTTTACGTTAGTTGAGAAGCTAGCTGAGGCTGCTGATGCCGCGCTGACCACCACGTTACCTGATTGACCTTCTAGTATATTAGTAAAGTTAAAGAAAGTCGTAGCAGAAGAGCCCAAAGTCACACCAAATAGGTTTCCTGCTCTACAATCTATAGAAGCAGTGTTACTTGCTACTGTGATTTGTACATATTTTGATACTGCAGATCCAGTTAACTCAAAAGATTGACTCAAAGGTTGATTAACAAGTATTGAACTTGATATGAAGTTATCGTTAAACGGTCTAACTAAAGCTGCTGTGATAGCATTAGCTCCGTTTGTTGTGTATACCGCGGATGATGATGCAGCTAACTGTGCTGCTGTATTTATTGCCATTTTATTTTATTTTTTATCTATATTATAACTTAAGGAAATGATAATGTATTACTTCCTGTTGTGTTAGTGAATGTGTGATATGTGTAACCTCCATCTGAAGTAATAGTACCTCCACTCATTATTGCAGATCCAGCGTATCTAATTTTAACTACACCATCTCCACCTTTTGCTCCGAAGTAGTCTAATCCTGAGTTACCGCCTCCACCGCCTCCACTACCTGAAGCATTTGTTCCTGCTACCGCTAATGCAAATGTACCTATTTGGCCAAATCCACCGCCACCAGTACCACCAGAACCAGCGTTTGCGCCTTGACTCGTAAATCCACCTCCACCTCCACCAGCGTAAGTTCTTCCATCTAACCAAGCCAAACCATTACCACCATTTCCACTATCTCCACCTAATACTGCATTACTTCCTGCTGTGCTAGCACCTCCACCTCCACCAGCTCCAAATGGACTACCCGCTCCATTACCACCATTCTTTCCATATAAAGATCCAGTTCCGCCATTGGCTAAATAAGAACCTCCACCTCCAGATCCACCGTTAGATCCAACAGCGCCAGCAGATCCACCAGCTCCACCACCTTCTGCAATTAAACTATTAAAACTAGAAGTAGTTCCATTGTTAGCTGTTGATCCTGTTGGTGCGCCTGGTCCACCAGATCCAACTATAATTGTGTAAGATCCAGTAATTAAAGTAGTTGATCCTGATATAAATGCACCAGCTCCGCCTCCCGCTCCTTGTTGACCACCACCTCCACCTCCTCCTACTATTAAGTAGTCGATAGATGCTGTAGTAACTGGAAGTGGATTAATACATCCATTATTAAAGAAGTCATTATTGAAATCACAGTTAAAATCTCCATTAGTTACAGGAGGAATAGGTATTGATCCACTTGTGCCAAATAACTGTGCTGATACTGCATCTCCAATAACTGGTCCTAATAATTGTATTAAACATTCTCCAGTGGTTAAATCGTAATCGTTAATAGCTCTTAAGTGATAGTAGTTACCTCTAAATTGTACTAAGTCGTTTAATTCCATGTCAAAGTACTTCGCTAAAGGAATAACTGCTTGCGCATTTACCAATCTAGTTCTTGGATTATATAATAGATTTAAGTAAGTTTCCCAATATTCGTTAATCAAACTTTTTTCTGGAATAGATCCTAAAGTAGTTGTTTCGTTGTTAAATAGTAAACTTCTAGATCCAGTACTTGGATATACACCAGTAACTACATTGTAATTATCAAAATAAGGGTACACTGTTTGGGGATTAGCTACTACTGTTTTATTAGTATTATTAAATTGACCTTCAATCCAATATCTACTTGAACTAATCATTCCGTTATTAAACATTACTCTTGGAAATACTTGAGTAGGCGCATAGTTTTGATCTCCAATGTATAAAGGAATCGCAATAGGTAAAAAACTAGAAGATAGACTTGCCGTTGGTGGAGCAGGACTACAATCTCCTTGAGAAGTTATAGATAGATTAGAAAATTCATCTACTGGAATTGGAATAATTCTACTACAAACAAATGTAGTCTCAAATCCAGTAATTCCTATTATAAATTGTTGAGCAGTATCGCAATCCGTGTAATCTACTGAGTATACTTGGTCATCGTTGTTCTGTATTTTATATGTTGTACAGCTATTACTAGTTACAGCAGATCCACTTGCTACTGTTAAAGGTAACTGGAAGATGGGTCCCGACCCAAATGAAGTCTCTACTTTAAATTCTCCTTGAGAAAAATAAGACCCAGTATCTAAGAAGAAAGCTTGTCCGTAAGTTCTATTATTTGTTTGTTGGAAAACTTTTGATACGTAGTCTGCGTCTAACTTATCAGTAAAATTAACTTTGTTAACAGCTAAACTATTTGCTGGAATAAATTCTAACTTTTCGTTTAGGTTTATATATTGATTAAAATCTTGTACTTCACCTTTTTTATACCAATCGTTAAAAGTTTCCACAATCATTTGATTAGGAGTACTCTTATCTTCGTAGATTACAAGATTAAATTTCTTTTGTACTGCTCTAATAAATTCTATTAACTTAATACCGTTAATACCGAAAGGCATATTTTGAGGTACATTTAAAATTCTATTATCTGCCCCTTGTCTTGCTTGAGTTATTTCTAAACTACAATAATCTCTACCTGAACTTGGATTTAAAGCTACTGTAAAATTAGGAGCAGCTGCAATTCCACCTCCACCAGCTGTTGTATAAGCAACATATTCTATTTTAAAATTAACAGAGCCTGAATTTATTTGAGGAATATTAAGCGGTTGAGCCCATGTAAAGTTTTCAGTTTGTGTACTAGTTCTACCTAATGCAGTTCTTTCGCTAAAATCATTTATGATAGTTAAAACTTGAGCATTTAATTGATTTCCATTATCGTCAAAATAATACAAATACCAAACTGGGTATTGAGATTGAGTATTTGCTCCGTTATTAGTTACGCTATAAGATAGTTGTATATTTGCTGAATATCTACTAGAGCTAATTGGCGCTGTGTATCTTATTGGATTTCCTACTGTAAAAGAGTTATTGCTATCGTATACAATAGAATTTAAAGGAAAGTTAGTAATAGTACTATTTGTTAAAGCATAGTTGTCAGCAGATCCACTAATAGTGGTAACTTTTCCAGTACCTAGAGTTTCTAAATTAGCATAATCATAAATTGGGTATTTGCCTTTTCTATTTAATATTACATAAGTGTCTTCTAAAAATGGTTCATTAAAGAAACTACCAGTATAAGTAAACCCAACTTTTTGGAATATTCCATTCCATATAGCTTTTAATCTCATTGCTGGTTTATAGTCAGCAACTGTTAAAGCGTCTTCGTTGTCATCTATACCAATAAAATCTTGATTAGAGAATTGTAAACGTTTACCATAATCAGCCATAGGGTAAACAATATCTCCATTAAATAACTGACCAGCCCAACTACCAGTAATAGCATCGTAAGAACTAGTGTGGTTATACACTGATAAGTTATCTAGCTCGTCTAAATAAAGTCTATTTGTTTCTACAGAGAAATTACTAATAGCACCAAATATGTTTACTTCGTAAGAGTCTACAAATTTGTTCTCGTATATGTTTACTTTTGTAAGTTGTAAATAACCATTCACTAAATAGATAGATCCAAAATCTAAATAAGCTGCAACCTTTTGGTTAGCATTAAATGTATCTGGATCGTAAACAGAAATATCGTAGTACTCTTCAAAGAAAGCATTGTTCTTCTTTGTACCTGGTAATGTGATTGTTCTTGTAAAAGTACCTGGAACTGCACCAATATCAAATAGCTCAGTAATGTTGTTACTTACTTTAATTGATTCGTCTGCAAACGTGTCTAATATAACATTGTCTCCAGCAACTAATTGGTACCTATATCCTTGTGTAGTAAATAAACTCATATTAGATGATCAATTTGAATGGTTGACCGATATCGAATGTTATTGTATATTGAATCAACTTATCGTTAACTCCTGTCTTAAATTCTAAATTACTAGTTTTAATAGTTAATGGTTTAACTAAGCTATTTGGTTGATCGTACATCCAATACACTTCATCTGTTACCAATAACTGTTTCATAATTTCGTTATAACTCTCTTGTAAATAGTTTGTATTTACTGTAATAGTTTGAGTAGCATCAACGATATATCTTTGTGTAGCAGTCTGAAAAGCATTATAGTTTAACTGAGAACTATTCCAACTACCCAATTGTGGTTGATATACTCTTTGTTCTGTATCGAATGTTTGTGTATTCTTTAGATAGAAGTTTAACCAATCAAATTGTCCATATCTATTCTTCCACATAATTCTAACTGGATTATAGTATTGAGGACATACTACATCGAATCTAAATCTTTGAGGATTATTTGCTGCTGGAAAACCAAGCATAATATCGTATCTCTCTAAACTAGCAGAGTTAGAACCAGTATATTGTGGTAAAGGAAAAGCACTTACTCCTGGTTGACTCTTTTGACCTGGTCCATAAGGAATTCTTCGAACTTGACCTTGAGTAAACAATGATGGACTAAACTGTGCATAAATCGTACTGGTTTCATGACTTGTACCATCTGAATAAGATCCACTGTAAGTTACAGTTATACCAGTTGAAGTACTACCCATAAATCCTCCAAAATAGCCATTGTCACCTAAAACAACAGATTGAGTAGCTGGTCCATCTGTCATAAATGGCCAAAAGTAAGAAGAAGTTGGTGAAGAGTTAATTTGTTCTGGAAATACGCTATATCCATCCATAGCTAATGCTGCAGAAGCTGTAACGTTAGATCCTGAAACAGTTCCTCCGTAATTAAAATTAAATGTTGGTTTAAACCACACTAAAGAACTAGAATCTTGGTAAGCCAAATTATTAAGCGAACTGTTAACAAATCTAGAAACATCAAATAGACCATAGCCTGTAGCATTTGGAAACTTTCTTAAAGCGTATTGATCTCCTGATCCAGAAGCAGATAGGCTTCCAGTCCAAATTTGTAAGGTACAAGTGTAATAAAAGCTAGAGCTAGCGTAAGCACCATCGATAACAGAGTAAGCTATTGGACTTTGAGCCAAATTAAACTGTGATGGTGTTTGATTTATGGTAATCGGCATTGTTTCGAATTATATACTATTATAACAACAAAATGCAATATCGTACCAACACAAAAAAGGAGCTCTTTTGGAACTCCTAATTTGAACGTAGATGTTTAATCAACCGTTATGAGAAAGTATGGCCATAGAGCTTCAATTAGTCTCTAAGTTGCTCTAGCGCTACCATGTCCTGTGTAAACACTTCTGCTATTGCTTCTTCTAACATATAAAGCAAGTCGTTTTGTGCTTGCTCTATTGCATCTGTCATAAATGGAAAAGGCTTTATACCTTTTTTGCCTATGGCTCTGGCTATTAAGAATGCTTGTGATTGGTAGGATATAAATCTACCTTTCTTGTCTCTGAATCTTGGTATTGGTTTTACTTTGATCCAATTTATTAGTTTACTTGGTGGTGGCATTTTAGCGCCTTTCCTTCTGCCTGATTCTACATAGTCTCCATAATCAATGTAGTAAAAATCTATATCTGCTCCTATATCTGAAGTTTGGTCTGGTACTATTTCGTAAGTAATAGAGTTTGATAAGGTTCTTGTAGCGTCCTTTTTACCTCTTAATAGATTAGACTTTGCTTGAGCTACTACCATAATAGCCCATTTGTTTAAAGCATTGTAGATTTCTGGAGCAATCATTAGTCACATCCATTTATACCACCATTAGCTTGAGCATCGGTAATGTTATAAAATAAACAGTTACTTGGATTGAATGGTACTTCGATTGACATAGCGCAAGAGAATCCAGCTAAAACGTTGTCAAATCTTTCTTGGAATGGAGTCATTATTACGTCTGTACTAATATTGAACTCGTAAGGTTGTGCATTATTCTTCATATACACTACAATATCAGACAAGGTCAACATTGAAGTATTCCAAACGTCTAAAATATTGCTAGGAGTTTTATAGTCTTTTACAAGAGAGTTAAATTCACCACTAGAATTCTCTAATACTTCTTGTACTCTGTCCATTACAAGTAAGTTTACATTGTAAATCATTTGAGAGTATCCAGAAATTGTTGTGTTGTTAATAACCATGTAAGCCAATGGAAATAACGTTTGCTTCGCTGTATCCACATCCATGATATCGTCTGACACGTTAAATGTTTTGATATTGGGATGTGATAAGCATACATTGTTAAAGAATTGGGTAAAACTATATAAAGTTTGCATGTCTTAGAATCTTTTATTTTTTAAAACTGGGTTACCACCTTTAAACACAAATGTTTTAGCAGAGTCAGTCTTTTTCTTTTCTACGTATTTTGCCAATTTTTCTATGTTCTTGGCCTTTGGCGAATATCCAAGATATATCTTTTTTTCACTCATATTATAAAACCCAACCGTTAGTGTAAGCTTGACCTTTGTCAGGGTAAACGTTATCTAATTTACCATTAGATTGATTGTACTCTGGATAGATTTGGTTATTAGCTATTAAGTAAGTTACCAATCTTTCCATATAGAATTGAGCAGTTTGTAATTCTTTTTGCAATAAGAAGTCGATATCGTTCTTGCTTGGACTTACAGCTTGCTCACTTGTATTTTTGTAAATTGATCCATTCGCTATTGTGTAACTCAAGAAAGGCAATGCTTCGCATACTGAGTAGTGAACTAATGTATCTACAATGTAAAGATCAATAAGTTCTTTGTAAACTCCTGTAATTGTTTTTGCTTCTACATCGTCTTGTAACTTTTTGTACAATACAGTACCTAATGCAGTTAAGATATTTTTATCTTGTGCAGTTTTTACAAAAGGAATGATCTTTTCTGGATCTATGTTACCACCAACGTAAGAACGTTTAATGATGTCATTTCTTG